TTACCTTAATCGGTAGCCCCTTTTACCTTTAACTTTACCTAATACCTTAGGAGATTTAAAAATGGCTTTACCTTCAGATACACAAGGAGCAGATGCTCGATTGCAAGTACGCTTTTACAAGAAATCCGTACAACAAGAGCAAGAATCCATAGAAGCTGGCAGACCAATCTACAAAGACTTTGATTTTGTACATATCTGCGTTGCTGGCGATACCCTAACCGAAATCGACACTTATGCGTTACAAAACCATAAGCAGCGTTTTCCTATTCAATGGGCAAACTACATGAATCGTGTAGGAGCGCATGATGAGGAAGTGGTTGGAACGCCTTTATCAGAATGGCCTTTAGTATCAAAAAGCCAAGCTGAAGAATTAAGGGCAATTAAGTTCCAAACGGTAGAATCTATTGCACACGCTTCAGATCAACAGTTACAGCGCATGGGAATGATTGCAGGTATGTCCCCTTATGCGTTCCGTGACAAGGCAAAGGCATTTCTAAATCTAGCAACAACGGCAGCCGAAACAGACAAGCGTGAGCATGAAATTAACGCTTTGAAAGAAGAACTTGCCAAAAAGGAACTAGAAACTGCTAAAATAAGGCAAGAAACGGAAGCGAAGATGGCATTAATGCAAGAGCAAATGGCATCTATACTTGCTGCTGTTGGTGAAAAGAAAACCCGTAAAAAGACGGTAGCCACAGAGGAAGCCTAATATGTCATCAACAATGCTTGAATTGGTGCAGCAAGTCACCAGCGAACTCAACTTAGCCATACCTACCTTTGTAAAAGGTAACACTAACCAAGATGTGCAGCAGGTATTGGCTTTGATGAACCGTGCAGGCTATGACCTTATTAAAGAGCATAACTGGCAAGCATTGGAGTTGGAATATCGGTTTTACACCACAGCAATCACCACAACCTGCGATACCATTGAAAACACTTACGATCTGCTAAATGTTGCCAATACCGCAGGTTTGGATGATACATACTCAATTGTTGGCACGGCTATCCCCCAAGATACCTATGTCAACTCAGTTTCAGGATCAACCGTAACGACTACCCAGTTAGCTTCTGCTACAAGCGTTGGCGGTACTGTGACCTTCAGTAAAACGAAGTATCCCTTACCGCCTGATTATGAAACCGTTACAGATAACACCCATTGGGACAAGACAAAGCATTGGCAAATGCTTGGCCCAGTCGATGCACAGCAATGGCAATGGCTCAAGTCAGGCTATATTTCAACAGGCCCTCGGGTTCGTTGGCGTATTCTTGGCAATGAGTTTCAGATTTGGCCACCATACAACACCCTTGAATATCTCGGTTTTGAATACCGTTCTAAAGGATGGGCTAGAAGTGCCACAAATCAGGTAAAGAACAGCTTTACAGACGATACTGATACAACCGTATTAGACGATTCAGTCCTTGTATTGCTGACAAAGCTAAAGTATTTCCAAGTTAAATCGTTTGACACTACCGCATTGCAACAAGATTACAGCCGCTATTTAAGCGTTGCCAAAGCTAACGATAAAGGCTCTGCTACCCTTTCATTCGCACCTAGCCCAAGTGCTGTGCTTATTGGCTGGGCTAACATCCCAGACACTGGCTATGGCAGTTAATTATGGCAGTCGCTAAAAAGTTTTCTGCGCTAACTGCTTCCCTGCCTAGCCCTATTGGGGGCTGGAACGCTAGGGATTCGCTTGCCGAAATGCAGCCTTTAGATGCGGTGCAGATGGTGAACTTCTTTCCTACGCCAACCGATGTAACGATGCGAAAAGGTTACACAAAATCATCAATTGGCATTTCAGGCGCAGTAAACGCCCTAATGTCGTACTCTAGCCCGTCAGGAACGACCTTATTTGCTAGTACCGATTCCATTATTTACGATGCAAGCACCCCTACGGCTACGGTAAGCCTAACGGGAATCACTAGTGGTAAATGGATTCATTCCATGCTTACAACAGCTGGTGGCTCGTTTATGCCCGCTGTAAATGGCGAAGACCCGATGGTCGTTTATGACGGCACAATATGGTCAAAATCAGCCACTACAAGCACCGCACAGACAATTAGTACCATTACAAGGGGTGGCACAGGAAACCTTACAGCGACCCTTACAACGGCTGCGGCACATGGTTTAGTGACTGGCAATACCATTACAGTAGCAGGCGCAGTACCAGCAGAATTTAATGGTGCGTATCGCATTACCGTAACAGGAACAGACACCTTTACTTACACGATGGCAACCGCCCCTAGCGGTGATGCTTCTACCGTTGGCACATATACCGTTAAATACTATGTTACTGGCTTAAATTCAGACGAATTTGCCACAGTCAATTTATTTAAAGAGCGTCTTTATTTTGTTCAAAAAGACAGCCTTAGCTTTTGGTATTTGCCCGTAGATTCTATTAACGGTGCGGTAAGTGAGTTCCCTTTAGGCGGTATTTTCAAGCGGGGCGGCTACTTACAAGCAATGGGAACATGGACTATTGACGCTGGTTATGGCGTTGATGACCTTGCCGCTTTTATCACTTCTAACGGTGAAGTAGCGGTTTATAAAGGTTCTGACCCTTCCGACCCAGCAGATTGGGCCTTAGTAGGTTTATGGAATGTAGGACAGACTTTCACCCGTAAATGCGTGTTTAAGTTTGGCGGGGATATGCTTTTGCTGACAGAAGATGGCTTAGTGCCGCTTTCCGCAGGCTTGCAGTCTACCCGCCTAGACCCTAGAGTAAACCTGACTGATAAGATTTTCTTTGCTGTTAGCCAAGCCGCAGCTGCTTATGCCAATAACTTTGGCTGGCAAATGAATTACTTTGCTAAAAACAATATGCTCATTCTGAATGTACCCGTAACAGGCGGTTCAGAACAGTATGTTATGCACAACATTACAAAGTCATGGGCAAGATTCACCAATATCAACGCTAACTGCTGGGAAATGAGTGGCGATAATATGTTTTTTGGTGGGGTAGGCTATGTCGGGAAGTTTTACGACACTTATGCCGATGCTGGCACAAACATTCGTGCATTTACCCAGCAGGCATACAGCTACTTTGACAGACGGGGACAACTAAAACGCTTTACTTTGGTTCGCCCAATTCTACAAACAGATAACGGTGTACCCAATGTTTTATGCGGTATTTCCGTGGATTTTGACACAATAGACCTGACTACCCAAATATCGTTTAACCCCGTTATTGACCCGATTGGCTTATGGGATGTGGATGTTTGGGATAACGCTAATTTTGGCGGTGGTTTGATAACAACTAAGATATGGCAGGGCGTGACTGGTTTAGGCTACGCTGGCTCAATCAGTATGAATGTGGTATCGCAAGGCATTGAGTTTCATTGGGCCAGTACCGATTTTGTAATGGAGAGCGGGGGTGTACTGTAATTGCGAACTGTTACTACTGAAAATCAGCGGTATATGGGGGATTGGCTGGTTCGGATGATGAACCACCCATTACCCGAAGAAACAGTATGTATAGGGCAAGAAATAGATGGTAATTTGGTGGCGGTTGTTGGGTATTGCAGTTTTATGCCAAACGCTTGCCAAATGCACATTGCGGCAGTAGATGAAGTAAATTGGATGAGTCGAGATTTATTGTGGGCGGCTTTCGATTACCCCTTTAATAAATTAGGCGTTAAGGTTATACTAGGTCAAATTTGTGGCAGTAACGAAGATGCACTTAGACTAAACCGACACCTTGGTTTTAAAGTGGTAGCCGAAATACCTGATGCTCACATGGATGGGGATTTAGTAATTATGGCTATGCGTAAAGAGGATTGTAGGTGGCTTAACATCCGATCCTCTCTTAACAAGGGAGATTGACATGGGTGGTGGTGGATTTTTAGGATTAGGGCCTGCGCCAAGCGCACCAGCCGCACCTGATTACAGGGGAGCAGCGCAAGAAACTGCACAAGGAAACTTAGAAGCAGCTAGAGCCGCAACTGCCGCAAACCGTATTAATCAAGTTACCCCTTACGGTACTTTGACTTATACCCAAGCAAAGCCTGTTTTTAACGAAGCTGCTTATAAAGCTGCTTTAGATTCATACAACAAGGGCGGTGGTTCAGGAATATTTGGGCAGCTTTTTGGAAAAGGTACGCCCCCAAATTATCAAGACTTCATTACATCCTCGCCTGATGAGGGTTGGACTGCAACGCAGACTTTAAGCCCTGAACAACAACAGCTTTTAGACTATCAAAATAGAACTAGCTTAGGTCTTGGTCAATTAAGCGAAAAAGGATTAGGTTATGTCAGCAATATGCTGGATAACCCTTTTGATACAAGCAAACTACCTACAACTGGATTTAACCCTAGCCAGTCGTATCAAGATGCGTATATGCAACGCCTTGCCCCCCAATTACAGCAAGGGCGTGAGCAATTACAACAGCGACTTGCTAATCAAGGCATTGATATTGGCTCTACAGCGTATGACCGTGCAATGCAATCACAAGCACAGCGTGAAAATGACTTATTGGCTGCGGCAACCACACAAGGTTTTGGTGTTGGTCAACAAGCCCGCCAACAAGCCCTGCAAGAACAGGCTTATTTGCGTAACGAGCCATTAAACACTTTAAATGCGGTTCGTACTGGCTCACAAGTGACAGGCCCACAATTCGTTAATTCGTTTAATCAGGCTACAACGGCTGGCCCTGATTTATTAGGTGCGGCAGGCATGCAATACAACGCTCAAATGGGTGACTTTAACGCCCAGCAAGCCGCCCAAGCTAACTTAAATCAAGGATTGTTTAGTTTGGCTGGTGCAGGAATTATAAAATCCGACATTCGCACCAAAGAAAACATTAAACCTATTGGTTGGCTACCTAACGGCTTGCCAGTATATGAATACGAATACAAGCCTGAATTTAAAGATGATCCATTAGCAGGTCACGGCAAGTTTGTTGGCGTAATGGCTCATGAAGTAGAGATTATGTACCCACAAGCAGTTGTTACCCTTGATGACGGTTATAAAGCAGTTAACTACGGACTATTGCCATGAACCCATACATTATGCAACCGCAACAATCGCAAGACCTTGGCGGTTTAAATCCAGTATTTCAAAACATTGCAGCGCAACAAGCCAATCAAAATATGGCAATGCAACAAAGTCAAGGATTAACCCAAGATGTTGGGCAAACCCAACAAGGCGGTGGGATGAACCCATTGGCAATGGCAATAATGTTGCGCAAAGGTAAAACGCCTAATCAAGCTGACATAAATGCACAAGATGCACAAATGGGTGGTTTAAGCACTTACAACCCAATGACTCAGTATGGTGTTTCACAACAATTTGGTACGAATATGTATTCACCCCAAAGCAGAATGTTAGCTGCACAAGAAAGATAATATGGCTATTAATTTAACTGGTGGATTACCACCCGAAATCTTAGGTCAGCAACAGCAATTAAACCGCCAACAACAAATGGCTCAGTTGCTTATGCAACAAGGTCAACAGATGCCACAAGGACAAATGGTTAGTGGGCGTTTTGTTGCACCTAGTTTTTTTCAATACGCTGCTCCATTAGCCCAAATGTATGTAGGTAAAGATCTTGCCGAACGAGGGGATAAACAAGCCTTGGATTTAGCTAAACAATTGCGTACCCGTTACGGTGATGAACTTAGAGAGTTCCGCAACATTATGCAAGGCAGGGAAGAACTTGCGCCTGAACAAGCAGGGCCAACAATGACTGGTCAAGCTATTCCTCAAGAGATGGTACGAGGCGCACCTAATCCACAAGCTGCTTACGACTTTGCTGCAAGTGCATATAACCCTGCATTGCAAGCTGTAGGCATGAAAAAGCTAATGCCTGAAGAATTTACATTATCTGAAGGCGCAAAGCGCTTTATGACTATGCCTGATGGTACTGTCAGGGAAGTAGCTGCTGGCGGTAGAAAACCTATTCAAGTTGATACTGGTACTGCTATTGAGTTTCGTGATGCTAATGACCCAACCGTAGTGTTGCAACGCATACCTAAATCACAAATGCCTGCTGCTGGTCAAATATACGAATCGTCAGAAGGCCCATTGTTGGTAAATACAAGAACTAATACTGCAACACCATTATTAGGTGCTGGTGGGCAGCCTTTATCTCCTAAATTAAGTGCCGAGCAAACAAAAGACATTACTGCTATTAATCAACAAAAGTCAGTTGTCGATAGCGCATTACAGTTAGTTAAAGACACTCCTTCAGCGTTTAGTTTTGGTCGTGGTGCTGCGGTTGCGTTGCCTTTTGGAGAAACATTAGCTGGAAGAAGGGAAACGCCTGAAGAAACACAAGCTCGTGCAGCAGTATTTAACATTGTTTCCAAAGTTATTAATGAGCGAGCAGGTGCAGCACAAAGCGCACAAGAGATTAAGCGTTTAAATGCTTTCTTGCCTTCTGAGTTTGATAATGCAACTCAGATTGAAAACAAACTTAAAGGCTTTAACAAGTTTCTTGAAGAACAAGAAAAAGGCACACGAATACCAGCTTCTAGAATTACTCCACCTTCTGCGCCAAGCGTATTTTCAAGCGAATCTGATGCTCAAAAAGCATTTAATGAAGGCAAGTTAAAAGCAGGTCAAAAGATTACTATTAATGGCGTAACTGGAACTTGGCGATAATATGGCATTCGTACCTGATACCCAACAAGCCCCACGCTTTGTGCCTGATGAGGTAAAAGCACCTGCATCTACGGCATACGCAGGCCCAGTAATAGAAGAAAACCCAGTATGGGCTTCTACTGGTGGCGGTGCTGCAATGGGCAGACCACGCATGGTTAATCGTACAAATGTGCAAGCCCAACCAAAACCGCTAGAGTCAACATTAGCTGGCGTTACAAAATCTGCTATTGATCCGCTTGTTGCAGGCGCACAATTATTAACTGGTGGTAATTTAGGTACAAGCCAATTAGCCCAAAACCTTGATAAGCAAGCAGATGTTTACTACGAAGCTAACCCTGTTTCTTATGGTATTGGTCGTGTAGGTGGTGCAGTATTACCAGCCACAGCTATTACTCGTGGTGCTGGCGTAATACCTAGTTTTGCTAAAGCAAACCCAATAGTTCAAGGCTCTGCTCTTGGTGCTACATCAGGTTTAATTACACCTATAAATACAGGTGAAACTGGCGCAGATTTGTACGGCAATGTAGCCAAGAATGTGGCTGTAGGTACTGCCTTTGGCGGTGCTGTTCCTGCTATTGGTGCTATTCCATCTATGATGCGTGGTCAAGCCCCAAACCCACAAATGGTTCAATCCATTCAGCAAGCAAGAGATTTAGGCTATGTCATCCCGCCAACCCAAGCTAATCCATCTATGCTTAACCGAGTAATGGAAGGCGTGGCTGGTAAGGTATCTACAGCACAAAACGCAAGTGCTAGAAACCAACAGATTACCAATCAGTTAGCAGCTAAATCATTAGGATTGCCAAAAGATACTCAAATTACTCCTGAAGTTATTACAGGCTTGCGTACTACGGCTGGAAACGCATATACCAATTTAGGTTTGTCAGGTCAAGTTATTGCAGATAAATCGTACATTAATGCGTTAGACGATATTGCTAAACCTTATGTAACCGCAATGCAGGGCTTTCCTGACGCACCACCAAGCCCAGTAATTAACTTGGTTCAATCGTTAAAATCGCCTAGTTTTGATGCAAGTTCAGCAGTAGAGAAAATTAAGCAGTTACGCACATCCGCTGACGATGCGTTTAGAACTGGTAATAGCGATATTGGCAGAGCATCTAGAAAAGCGGCTGATGCTATTGAGGGCGCATTAGAAACCCATTTAAGCAAAACAGGTCAATCCGATCTTTTAAACAAGTTTAGGGATGCACGGCAGTTAATTGCTAAAACCTACACTATTGAAAAAGCAGCTAATACAACGACTGGTACTATTGATGCCAAGAAATTGGCTGCTCAATTACAGCGTGGCAAACCGCTATCAGGCGAATTAAAGAGTATTGCTCAGTTTAGCCAAGCGTTTCCAAAAGCCAGCCAAGCAACAGAAGGCATGGGTAGTTTGCCGCAATTTAGCCCATTAGATTACTTTGCGGGCGTACTTGGTGGTGTAAGTACAGGTGGCTTAGGTGCAGGCGCAATACTAGCTAGACCAGCATTACGATCAGCAGCATTATCAAGCCCTGTTCAAAACAGATTAATTCCTAGTGCGGCTGCGCCTTTTTTAACTGACAACCAGCGTAATTTAGCTAGACTATTAACATTGCAAGGCGTTCAAGGAGCAACAAATGAGTAGAAACGGGTCAGGAGTTTATAGTTTACCGCCATTAAACCCTGTAGTAACAGGGACAACTATATCTAGCGCATGGGCTAATAACACCATGAACGACTTGGCTGCTGCCCTTACTGATTCGGTTGCGGCAGACGGTCAAACCCCAATGACGGGTGCTTTAAACCTAAATACGCACAAAGTAATCAATGTGGTGGCTGGAACGGTTGCAGGCGATGCGGTTGAATACACCCAATTTACAACTGCGTTTGTAAACCCTGTATTTGGTGGCACAGGATTTATGCTGATTCCAAAAGGAACAACAGCAGAACGCCCAGTAAGCCCCGCAAATGGTTATATGCGTTACAACACTACGACTAACCAGTTTGAAGGCTACCAAGGCGGTGAATGGGGTCAATTAGGCGGTGGTGCTACAGGTGGTGGCGGGGATGAGGTTTTTGTTTTGAATAGTCGTGTAGTTACCGTTGATTACAGCTTCCCTGCTGACAAATCAGCCGAAAGCGTTGGGCCTATCACAATTAATAGTGGTGTCACGGTTACTGTAAGTTCGGGTGAGCGTTGGCTTGTCCTTTAATATGAATACCACTAAAATAAACGGATACTTAGGGAGTTCTAAATGAGTCTTGTACTTCAATCAAGCGGTGGTGGTCAAATCACCATCCAAGAACCTGCAACGGCTAGTAACTTTACGCAAACATTACCCGCTGCTAGTGGGGTAACAATGGTTAGTGGTAATATGCCAGCGTTTAGTGCTTATGCAAGTGCAACAACATCATTAGTAACTTCTACTTTTACTAAAATAGCTTTTAACATCGAAGTATTTGATACAAATAATAATTTTGATTCAACTACAAATTATCGTTTTACACCTACTGTAGCTGGTTATTATCAATTAAATGGTGGTTTTAATTTTGGCGGTTATATTGCTGCTGTTACTATTTTTTCTATTTATAAAAACGGTACAGAATTTTATCGTGGCATAGTTCAACCTAATAATGCAAGCAGCGTTGCAAGTGTTGTATCAGGACTTGTTTTTGCTGATGGTTCTACTGATTATTTTGAATTGTATGCTTTTCAAAATAGCGGAATTACTCAAACATCAGGCAACGGTGCTACTGGCGTTTGGTTTAACGGCTCTTTGGTAAGGACTGCATAATGTACGAAAAAATCATGGCTCTTTATCCTAGCCTTACAACTCAGGACTTCCTAACTGTAATCCGTTTACAGAATGACAGTAACGGACTTGGTGACTATATTGCTTCTTGGGAGCATCCTGACTTTCCCAAGCCAACAGATGAGGAGTTAGCATAATGTCCACCCTTAATGTCAATAGAGTAGTCGATGCAAGCGGTGGAGTTCTAGCACCCATTAGTTCAGTCATGCGGAATCGCATCATAAACGGTGCGATGGTTATTGCACAAAGAGGAACTAGTGCGGTTGCTGATGGTTTTATGGTTGATAGATTTCAAGCGTTTGAAAATACTGCTGGAGTTTTTTCTTGGCAACAAGTATCAGAGGCTCCAGCGGGATTTAATTTTTCTGCAAAATGTACCGTAACTACTGCAAACGCTTCGCCTAGCAGTTCTGATGTTGCAAACTTTCAGCATATTATTGAAGGTCTCAATGTTGCCGATTTAGGGTGGGGAACTGCAAACGCTAAAACAGTCACTTTATCATTTTGGATTCGTTCTAGCCTTACAGGTAATTTTGGTGCTTCAATATTAAATTCAGGAGTTAATCGTTCTTACCCATTTTTATACTCAATTTCCGCAGCTAATACTTGGGAATATAAAACAGTAACCATTGCTGGTGATACAAGCGGAACTTGGCTAACTGACAATGGTATAGGTTTGCGGATAATGTTTAATATTGGTGGCCGCTCAACAGTATTAGGAACTGCAAATACTTGGGGTAGTTCAAGATTTGATGGCGCAACAGGCTCAACTAACATTTTGGCTACTTTAAGCGCAACATGGCAAGTTACAGGAGTTCAGCTAGAGGTAGGCACACAAGCTACTTCATTTGAATACAGACAGTATCAGCAAGAATTGGCTTTGTGTCAGCGGTATTATTATAGATGTGGGGCTAATACAAACTTTATTACGATTGGCATAGGGCAAGCATCTGGTTCAAACGCAGGATATTTTTCTTTGCCAATGTCAATGCGAGCATCACCGACTTCAACTTTTTCTGCAGTAACTATAAATGATGCAACAGTCAACAACACAATTGCTAGTGTAGCTATTGTTGGAAGCACTACAAACACAGGGTTTCTTATAAATTATACAGGTTCATCTTCAAATTTAACAACTGGCAAGGCTGTTCAAATATACGGTACAGGCACAACATCGTTTGTTGATTTTTCTGCGGAGTTATAAATGTACAAATTAATAAAAATTATTACCCCATTTTCTACAATTGAAAATGTACAGCGTTTATCAGACAATGCTGGAATCCCATTCGACCCAGCAAATTCTGATTACCAAGCCTACCTAAAATGGCTTGAAGAAGGCAACACACCATTACCAGCAGACGAGGTGACAGAGTAAATGCAAACAAGCGTTTATTGGATACGCTCTAAAGACCATACTGACATGACAAGTCAGGGGTATATTGGCGTGTCCAAAAATTCGCAACTTCGATTTGCACAGCATTTCCGCAGCAGTGAGAATGTAGTTTTAAAAAGAGCAATTCAAAAGTATGGGTGGGATAACCTTCTTAAAGAGGTTGTTTTAATTGCAAAAAAAGATTACTGTTTGGACATTGAGCGTAAATTAAGACCAATAAATAATGTTGGATGGAATATTGCTATTGGCGGTGGTCACCCACCTATAACAAAAGGCAAAACATTTCAGCGTGGAGTTGCGCCTTGGAATAAAGGCAAAAAGATGTCTGATGAAACACGACAAAAGGTTAGCAAAGCTGCCAAAGAACAATGGCAACGACTTGGTATGCGTGAACTGCTTATTAATGCCAAAAAGGGAAAACCAGGACATCGCAAAGGCATAAAACATACACCAGAAACAATTGAAAAGATGCGTTTGATTAAACTTGGAAAGCCATCTACAAGAAAAGGTGTCCCACTTTCAACTGAAATAATTGATAAAATAAAAATGTTTAACGCTGCTAACCCTTGGACTTGTCCTCATTGCAAAAAGATTGGACTTAACAAAGGTGCTGGCACACGCTGGCACTTTGACAACTGTAAGGAAAAAGAATTATGTCGCTAATTTTGAGTGGTTCGGATGGTTTATCCGATGTAGACGGTACAGCAGCTACCCCTGCAATACGAGGTACTGACACTAATACAGGTATTTTCTTCCCAGCAGCAGATACGATTGCGTTCTCTGAAGGTGGTACGGAAAGTATGCGTATTGATTCTAGTGGTAATGTAGGTATTGGTACTATTAACCCTATTGCAAAATTAGATGTTAATGGCGCATCTGCGGTTACATCTTTTACAGGCACTACACGCCTTGGCGTAACAGTTCGAGGCTCAACTTCAACTAACGACTATAGCGGTATTGATTTTACAGGAACAGCAATTAATGGACCAACAGCAAGGATTGCTGTTCTGTCAGGTAGTTCAGGGTCATCTTTACAATTTGGCACATCCAACATTTATGGTTCAGGTATTACCAACACAGCAATGACTATTGACTCTAGTGGTAATTTGTTGGTTGGTAGAACTACACAACCAAGCGAGGCTGGAAAAATAAATATACTTGGCACTAACTGTCTTACATCAACTGCAACTACCCCTAATGCTAATTTTAGATTTCAAAATAGTTCTGGGACTCAAGTGGGTTTCATTCAATGGGAAACATCAACAACAACATATTCAACCTCATCCGATTACCGCCTAAAAGAAAACATTGCTCCTATGACAGGTGCTTTGGCTACTGTTGCTGCACTTAAACCCGTAACTTACAAATGGAAAGTAGATGGCTCTAGCGGCCAAGGTTTTATTGCTCACGAATTGCAAGAGGTAGTGCCTGATTGCGTAACTGGCGAAAAAGATGCGGTTGAAATTGTTGATGATGTAGACGCAGACGGCAAAGTAATTGGTACAAAAGAAGTACCAAAGTATCAAGGTATCGACACCAGCTTCTTAGTAGCTACTCTCACGGCAAGCATCCAAGAGTTGAAGGCTATCGTAGACGCACAAGCAGCACGAATCGCAGCGTTGGAATCTGCTAAGGCGTAGTTATGGATGACGGCAGAATTGATCCAGTACGCTATGGTGTTTTATGGCACAAAGTAGAAAAAATGGAAGAAGAGGTAACAGAACTCCGTAAGGATATGAAAACTCTTCTAGCCATGGCGGAACGCTCTAAAGGCGGTATGTTTATGGGAATGGCTGTTATTTCTGTTTTAAGTAGTTTGGTTGGCTATATAACGCATTGGTGGACTAAATGAAGTTATTTTGGTTTGCCTTGAGTTTATTTCTAGGCAGCTCCGTTGCAATAGCACAGACTACAGTAATGGAAATGAACTACAAAGGGCAGCCTGTACCTTCTGCTATTGCTCCTTCAATGTCCGCTTTTAGCCAAGATGTTTGCGGCATTCCTGTGAGTGGTGCAATATCTTCTACAGTTATTGGTGTTTCAGGTGGATCTGTTTATACAGATAAAAACTGTGAACGCATTAAGATTGCCAAAACGCTTAATGATTTAGGGCTAAAAGTTGCTGCCGTAGCTGTTTTATGTGCTGATGAGCGAGTATGGGATGGCATGATGCTATCAGGAACTCCTTGCCCGTACGATGGGCTAATTGGCGATGCTTCTAGAGATGCTTGGATCAAGCGTTACCCTGAAAGATTTGAAAAACTCTATGGCAAAGTTCCCCCTTTATCTGCTACTCCTACTGGGGTCAAGTAATTCTCAGGCGGCTTGTTATGCTAGTTCGTGGGCTAATGGGCAGCCTGTTTATGGATCGCTTTTTGTTGACGGTGGAACAACCATTGCACAATGCCAAGCCCTTGCTTGTCAAATTTACCCAACCATATCCCAAAGCTGTCCGCAAGCCACGCCAGTCTGCACAACAACTTTTATTGAAAAAACCGAAAGCTGTCAGCCAAACTTTAGCGGCCAAAGAAAATCAAAGCAAGAAACCCAAACTTGTAGCAACGGACAAACAACCATCTACCCGTGGCAAGTTTACTCGGACACTTGTACTCCTAGCCCCCCAAGCTGTCAAACCAGCACCCAAACGCAAACACTCTCTTGCCAAGTAGGTTATGTTGGCAATATTACGCAAATACAAACATCAATTTGCCCTAACCCTTACGCACAACCTATTTGGAGTGGAACATGGATAACAACGCAAAACACTTGCACAAAGTCATTAACAAATCCAACCAATATAGCAAGTCCTGTATCGCCTGTCAGCCCATTGAATCCCACCAATGTATTAACAACCCAAACACCACCTGCGACTGCACCCCAAACAGCTGTAGCCAACAACCCAACAACAATGGATGGATCACCTGCCCCGACAGCGGCAAGCTCTGTTCCATCATCGACTGCCCAAACGGATGCAAAGGGGATCAAGACTTTACCCCTTGCGTTGTCGTTAGAACTATTTGTTAAACCTTTAACGCAACCCAATGTTTTTCCTAGCTTAAATATTAGCCAAGAACTGCCAAATGATATTAAAATAATGCAACAAACATACATGGACTTAATCACTTATGGTTCATTGTTTAACCCCAATCAAACCAATCAAATGAACCGCATCAAAAAAGATGCCGTGGAGTTAGAGCAATGAGTGATTTAAAGAAACTAGACGCAGTAGAAGGTTTTGTATCCAAATGGGTAGCATGGGCTAAACAAAACACCATGGTGGCTGGCTTTATTATTGCTGGCGTACCTGCTATTTTAGGTGCTGGCTATACAGGAATTACCAAGTTTAATCAGGTCAAAGAGATGTATGAAGGCTACAGCGGCACAGCTAAATCTGCATCAAGCTCTGAAAAAAAGGTAGTTATTTTGGAAGAAAAAATAGCAGAACAACGGGAAATAATTGCCAAGATGCAAGAGCGATTAGCTGAATCGTTAATGGCTGCTCGTGAAGCTAAAATTGTTGCAGAAAGCACACAAAAAGAACTCCGTTCAGGCTTATCTTCACAAAAAGTTGAGTTAGATGTGACAGCTAATACTTTGCGTTCAGAGATGAACACCCTTAAACGAGCAACCACAAACAGATTGGGTCAATAATATGTTAGGACTAGATACCATCGTTGGCGTAGGAATGAAGCTGATAGACAAGCTAATCCCTGACCCAGCAGCTAAAGCCCAAGCCCAGCTAGACTTAGCTAAATTAGCCCAAGAAGGCAAGCTGGCTGAATTGCAAGCTGACAGCGTAGAAGCCCAAGAACTGACTAAACGGCAACAAGCGGATATGGCAAGCGATTCTTGGATGTCTAAAAACATTCGCCCAATGACCCTGATAATCATTCTTGGAGGGTATTTTACCTTTGCAATGATGTCTGCTTTTGGCTACGAAGCTAATCAAAACTATGTCACATTGCTTGGAAATTGGGGTATGTTGGTTATGTCGTTTTACTTTGGCGGCAGAACCCTTGAAAAAATTATGGATATGAAAGCCAAAAAAGATTCTTGAATCTCAACTTTTAGCCCTAGGTATTGATGGTAAGTGGTTTGAGCCACT